TAAGAAATTGTGAACATTTGGATCCTCTGAAGCAATAGGAAGCGGTGTTTCCCACTTCATCTGTCTGTGGATGGAGTCGTTAAAATATGCAAGAGCGCCTTCACACTCAACCACACGCTCATTATTACAGTTTTTATCTATGTTAGCGACTCGACCAGTAAATATCAAGTCGTCATCTTCATATACATCTATCGTAGACTTGAGAATCTCTATGCGATCCCAATATGGATGAGTCGGAGGGAGCGTAAAGTTAAAGCTCCCAGCCGAATTCATCTCAAGTTCTAACGAAGGATTTAATAACATACAGTTGATGTCTGATGTATGAAGATCATATAAGTCATCAAGAACAACTCTATATATCATAATACCTTCCCTTCTGAATAGTCTACTGTAACAATCCCATGTCCGTAGAACGTACACAAATTACCGCCAGCCTGCATAGGAACTTGGTTATCGCCAGTATTTAACTGGTATAAGGTTGTTCCAAATAGCATCTTCATAGGACTCGTTACGCTGATAGTTACATTTTGTGCGTCATCCAAGAATATAGTACGAGATTTACCATATACCTCGTTCCCTTCAACATAATCCATAGTGTTAACGGAGAATGTGCCATACTTGATGACATTACCAAACAACTCACCCCACTTCCAATTGAGATTCTTAGTGGATGCAATAGGATGTTTGTATGGTTCTAAGTTGTATTGTAAAGAAATCTGAATGTAGTCTTTAGTTGCAAGACTAGTTTTAGCAGTAATTCTGCCTGTGTAAAAATATCCACCAATAACAGTGTTTCTGAAATCGTATTCAAGCTCATCTGCTAAAATAATCTGATCAAACTTCCTTCCGTGAAAGAACTTAAGTATAGCTGACTGATAAGATAATGCATTAGTAACACCATTTGTTAACTTCAAATAACCACCAAGTTCATCACTTATACCATAAGGCAAATCCACGATAAAATCCCATTGTCCTGTTCTATTACCGAACAAAACGGAGCTTGTAAGGGCCTCCGTGTAATCAAGAGACCCATTAGCTCCAGGGACATCAATGTAATTTGTCTTAACAGAGGGCTCAGCAACGAACGGCCGAGCTTTAGGTGCCATATGGAAGTCTTTCCAGGTATCATACCACACGCCGTTGGTACCAAGGAATCTTATTGAATGGCTACCGTCGTAGTTAAATTCACCCATACGTTACATCCTCCCTCGTTTTTGTGAAATTACTTTCTTACCCATAGCTTTGTCAAGAGGAGCCACAAGCTCACCAACCAAAGCATTACCGTCAAGAACAACCTTCATACCGTCAATACGGTTACCAAGGTTAGATACATCAGAACGAATATTGTTAATATCATTCCGAATAGCTCTCTGCTCTACTGACAGCCTGTCAATAGCGTTAGTGATCATGATAGCATCAGGTGAAGGACCTGTACGCTGAGCAGCAAATGCATTGTTAATAGTACCAGACAAACTAAATTGCCTGTTAGCAAAGAAAGAAGCTATACCAAATTCTACACCTGACATATCTACCATAGGTCTAATGACAGGCTGATAAATATCATTGTCAAAATCTGATACAGGTCTTCTAATGTACTTCTCGTCCGTAGCCTCATCATACGCTTGCTTAACTTTTAAGCCAAGATCAGCAATGGTAGTTAACAATTCAGCATTTGCAGTAGGATCTGCTATACCTTCTGTCAGACCTAATATGGTGTTTACACCAATATCATAGGTTTTACGTGATGGTGAATGCACATCAAGAGCTTCCATAAGCTTAATAAGTGAGTTGTTACCGAGCAGAATCATAGCAGTATTAGCTGCATCAGGATCTATACCCTTCTTAAAACCTTCAGAAGATTCTGCACCAATTTCGTACATTTTTGCGAGTAAGTCGTCCTTACCCTCATCAACACCTTCCTTAAGTCCAAGAGCCACCGCAAATCCCTGTTTAGCATACTCACTAGTCATACGATCAGCAATACTACTAGTAGCCTGCACAGACTCTTCGTAGTATCTATTTGCCATCTTGAGCTCACTAGCGCTCATTCGTGCAAATGCGTCGACTTTATCAGCAGCCTCAGGACCCATCTGTCTAAGTTCTTCAACCAATCCTTCTGACATACCTTTAGCAGCCAACTGTCTAAGCTGATATGACCATTTGCCAACTCTCTTAAGGTTTTCATTCATGTTATACAACATCTGAGTAGTAGATATCTGCTCTTCTTTGAGCTCTTCATCTGTTTTAACTTTAACCTCGTCAAACAATTTGAGTGAGGACTTAACCTGATTGTAAACTCCTTTACGGAATTCATTAACAGGTGTTAACACCTTCTCGAATTCAATAGAATTCTTAAGGGTTTCTGTGCTAGCATAACCAAGATTCTCAAGACCTTTCAAAATATCAGGCGAAGCTTTATCAATACCTTTACCTATCATCTCAACCATTTCTTTACCAGCTTCGATATAAGCAGCCGTACCAATAATACCTTCGGTAGTGGTGTTGCTCATGCCATCAGCAATTGCTTCACCAGCAGTTTCACCAATAACGGCATTGCTATCATACCATTTCTTAATGAAATCCTGATCTGCCTGATACTTCTGAATTGTGTCGTACATTTGAGCAAGGCGTTTCTTAGTAGCATCTGACATCTGACCATTTTTCTTCTTGGCTGCCTCGGCCTGCGCTTTAGCAACAGCTTCGTCGTATTTAGCGCCGAGATCCTCGCCAATAAGTTCAGCATCATCAGAAAGCATCACACCAAATTCTACAAAAGACTTACGGATCTCATCTGCTGTCGTGTTCTGCATAACCAATTTCTCGGCATACATTTTGTTAAACAGCGTCAAATCCTGTTCAGTCATAGTGTAGAGTGCATGGATTTTCTCATATGCATCCGGTCCTTGATCAGCAAGCTCTGTTAAGAAATTCTGATTGAATCCTCTAGATGCGAGAGCCTCCAACTCAGTCTGCCATGTCTTAATACCGTCAATCTGCGAATAGAAATTCTTAAGAACTTCTCTAGAAGTGATATTTGCTTCTTTATTAAATGCTGTAAAAATATCAAGAGTAGATTTGATACTATCACTGAGTTTATCTGTCTTTTCAGATGTTTCGAGAGCTGTGTCTCCTAACTCATCTAATCCAGAAGTCATATCTTCTACACTAGGAACAAAATCGCTAGTTAAATCCTTAGCTTCTTCAATAGTGTCTTTAAAACCTGTCAAGTTATTGAACCAATCTTCACCAAATTTAGAATTAGCTCTTACAGCTTCGTCAAGACTAGCAAATCCTTCACTTCTCCATCTAGCAGTGCTACCTACGGTCTTTTGCATACCGTTTATTTCTTTTACTATAGGAATCATTTCACTATAATATTCACGCCACTGCCCAGCAGTTTTAAAATTACCTACTGAAGGAAGCTGTAAACCTCCACCTTCTCCAGTAAGAACACCACTTAAACCTGACAATAAACCATTAGCAAAATCACCAGATAAGTCAAATCCTATCATTTCGGCATAAGGTCCGAATGTATTGACTATCTTATCAACATATGCACCAGCATTTTTCTTAACACCTGAGACAACACCATCACCTGTAGAATCAGCCACATTCTCTCCAAGCTTTTCCATATCAGGTTTTATATCGTCTTTAAGTTTCTTAGTATTAATCAAAGTAGACGGTAAAGCTTTAAGATTTGCCTTCATTATTTGATCATGCAAAGCCTCTGTAGGTATAATTTTTACAATATTATTAGCAGCATTGGTAGCCATTGATGCACCACCAGTACGCTTAACGCCTTCTAATATCTTATTTGTAAAAGATGTATTATTGAGACCAGCATTAAAACCTTCGCTAAAATATTCACCAGCTTCCATACCATCTCTTTTTGCCTGTCTAAGTAACAATTCCACATCTTCGTCAGATCTATTTAGATAAGGTGTGTAAATTCCAGATAAGCCATCATTTAAATAATAAGCTCTATTTAAAGCTGCCTGTCTGTCAATATCTGAAGCATCTTGACCTGTTAAAGTCATCATAGCACCAAGAAAAGAATGAAGAAAATCTGAAGTATTTTCTTCTTTAGCATATTCACGTTGTTTTCTATAGTAATCTAAAGGTTTAAAATACTCTTCCCAATCAACATCAGTTACACCTTGTATATCTTTAACAAGATCTTTAACTTCTTGCTGAGTCAACAAGTTTTCTTTATACATAGCTTCAGCCATATCAATAGCTTTACTAGCTGCATCCTGATAAGTATCAAATTCACTAGCGCCAGCATCTATCAAAGCTTTTTCTTGGTCATACCATGTATATATAGCTTGCATTCTCTTGTTATCAGTTTTTCTTGTTATTTCTTCATTTCTCTTTTGTGCTTCTATTTTGTATTTAGAAGCATTAAGAAATTCTTCAAGAGAAATACCGTAATAATCAAAGAACGCATCAATCATACCTTCACCAGCAGCCAATATAGCTTCGAAGGTAGCTTTAAAAGCGTTAGTAATAACATCTTTATTTTCAATAATCCAATCGGAAGTTATCTCTAATACTAATTTTATAGCATCAAGAATAGCAGGTAATGCCATAAGAAATCCCGCTAAGAATGCTATTACAGCGGTAAAACCTACGCTAACGAGAGATCCTAAAGACATAGCGAATCCCATTGCTACATACTGAATCCACAAAGCAATGGTTTTAGCAAGATCAGGACCAAACTCTTCAAGTTTTTGATTTATAACAGGTAACTGTTCAAGGAATCTATTAATATTATTAACTACTTTATCTATATCTTCTGTAGACATTTTAGCCAACTCATGGACAGCTTCTGTAAATATCTTTACAGATTTTGCAAGCATTATTAGAGTTGCTCCAAAAGATATCATAGCTATACTAATAACTAATAATCCTGTGTCAAAAGCCTCTCCAAATCCAGGTATACCAGAGATTGCACCAGCTATTGCAGCTAAAGCTCCCATCACTACTAGCAAGTTAGTTAAGACATGCTCTGCAGCAGCTAATTGATGACCAGGTATAGAAGCTATATTCTTAATAGCCTCTGCTATAAGAAGTAATGATCCAGTCATAGATATTATTGTAGCGCTAGTAGCAAGTAATTGAACGTATCCAATCTTTTTAGATTCTTTTGTCAAGAATATAAATAATGCTGTCATAAGGATAATGCCAGCAGACAAAGCCGCTAACTTATATCCTATACCACTGCCTTCTGAGAAATCAGCATTAGACACTAATGCTATAGCACCTGCTATAGCTATAACACCTGCACACATAATAGCAAAAGACTCTGCAAATACTCGCATGTGTTTAAGTGTTCTATCATTAGCTGAACCAAAGTCGCATCTGTCGAGAAATACAACTAATGCTCCTACAATAACTCCAAGTAAAACTAATTTAGCAACGTATCCTTGTTTTGCAGGAATAGCTGTTATAGCTGCTATTACCACACCAAGAACACTTACCATCAGTACCATACTCCACATGGTGGACATTACACCATCTACATCGTCGAGTACTCCAGCATTTTCACCAGCTTTGTCTAATACTACGCCCATAGTAAGCATAAGTAAAGATATAAATCCTAAGGTGGCTAATGCTTTACCCCAAGCTGAATCACTAACGGAGTTAAGTACAAGTGATAAAGCTATGAAACTAGCTACCATAGTTGCAAATAATGCTATAGCAGGATATATAACTTTCATAGACTCGCCAAGTCTAGCATAATCTGTAACTCGTACCTTCTTTATCTGGGATACCAGTGCAATTAAAATACCAATCACAGCGAACATACCTACAAATATGGCAATTATTGTTTCAAATTTAACATCCTGAGCAAATTTAACAATCGCTACCAACGAACCAAGGATTGCAATAACAAGCAAAGTTCCAAGTAACGGACTACTCTTTTCAGCCGGTCCGGTTGGAGTTCCTTTAGCATTAGTATATTTACCCAATCCAGCAAACATTATACCCAAAGATGCAAATAAAGCGCCTAAACATACAGATATCCACTGAAGAGTGCCAAGATCCAAACCACCAGTAGCCATTGTTGCTGCTAAGAATGCTATAGCACCAACCACAGCTATAATCATAGTAATAGATGCTATTATAGGAGTTGCTTTAGCACCTTTTGTGAAAGTCGAAGCAAATTCAGTTAAAACAACTAAAGATCCTATAAGAATTAACATGTCTGTTACTACGGCCATATTTTCCATAGTCATTCCTTTAGCTACTACAGCGAGAACACTTATAGCAACAACTAATCCTGCCAAAGCCAATACAATACCTTTAAGATTTGTAAAGAGGTCATATGTACCACTTTTTATTTTCCTGCTGGTTTTGGTCTGAGCTATAGATGTGATTAAAGTCATCAATACAGGCATTACAAATATTAATGCCATCATTTTACCAATAGCTGTCATAATGTTTGACATTGCAGTAACAGCTTTAGTTAGATCACCTTCAGGAATTATCGAGAATAGTGAAATAGCTGTAAATATAACTACCATAGACGTAGCCATAGACATCATTAACTTAGAAACGTCTGCTATAAATCCACCAGAAGATCCGCTAAGTTTGTTTATTACAGAAAACGATAAGAATAAAGGAATAAAACTTCCTAATAAAAGTTCTCTTATTTTCTTTATTCCAGAATTTAATTGAGATATGGGCATAGCGCAAAGATCTTTAAATACACCAAGTAATATCTTCATTGATAAAGCGAACATCAATAACGAACCGCCAATACTTCCTTTTTTGAATTCATCTATGGTTCCTGCTTTATTATTTGTAAAGGTTTTGCTAACTTTAGCAGCTCTACTAGCTAATCCAATAGCCACACCGAGAGCTACCATCAAACCACCAAGCAATACAGCCTGTCTCCACATAGAAGAAATATCAAAACTTTTAAGCATATCTAATGCTTTAACCAATATTAATGTGCCAGTAGCAAATGCTAATATAGACCACATACTAGCTTTAAATTCAGGAGCTAATTTGGACATAGCTCCAACGGATAATGCCAATCCAGTCATTAAAGCTATTACAGATGCAGACACTTTTAACAAGCCATTAAGATCAGTTGTGAGATTTGCCATTGCTTTTACGGCAAATATCAATAACATTAAAGATGCTGATATACTTATCATAACAAAAGCAAGATGTGCAATATTACCGCCTTGACCTGTATATGCGAAATATTTATATACTAAAGTTAAAGTAACTGCTGTTGCAAGTAAACCAGCAGCAAATGCCCCTAATATCTTTCCTGCAGTAAGCAGTTTTTCAGTATCTTCAACCTGACTAAGTGTCATAAGTGCAGAAGATAATGCTGCTACAGCAATAGCGAATGTTATTAATGTCTGAGCAGCTGGAGAATAGTTAGCAAAACTATTGAAAGCTTTATTTATAGTAGCACCAATATTGATAGTATTTCTAGCAGTATTGGTAAATTTTGTCATAGCTTCAGTAAGCCGTTGTAAACTAAATATAAGCATAATAGCGCCAACAGCAAATGCAATCAACAAAAGCTTACCAAGTGAAATATCCCTCATTTGAGATTTAAAATCTTCCACAAACTTTTGGAATGATTTTCCGACGTCTTCCAATACTAATTTAAGATTACCAAGTCTTTCTTCAAGGTCTTTACCTTTTGCTATGTCACTAAACAGACCAAATATCTCTTTAACAACATTAATAAGATCGGTTACTAATGTATCACTATTAAGGAAACCATGCATCAGTTCCAAAATTGTATCGAAGCCAAAGGTTATAATGTTAAACAAATATCTGAATGCATCTTTGATTTTGTTTATTGTACCAGTTGTCTCATTAGGATTTATTAAAGACATAATTTTTCTAATAATAGAGTATACTAAAAGAAGAGATACAATTATTACAGAATTAATTATGTCTGAAATATCTTTTAAAACACTTCCAATTTTCTTGAAAGTACTTATAGTAACAACATCACCAAATAAACTATCTAGAATATTTATCAATATTACAATACCATTACAGATAGTTTCAATAATACCTGCAATGATTTCCATTGAAACTTCTAACAAGCTAGATTCTTTAAGAAACTTGATTATGCTATCAGCCAAAGGTTCTAAATGTCTAACAAGACTTATAATAGAACCTAATATTCTGAAAATATAAACTACCAATGGTTTGAGAACTTTTTGTAAAGAATTTACGATCTTGACACCAACTTTAAGTAAAGAAAACAAAAATTTAAAGGATGTTCTGATTCCATCAAGAGCTTCAGCAGTTGGCAATAAGGACTCCGTAAGCCTTTCAAAATTAAATGCCATCTCTCTGAGCTCTTCAACAGTTTTCTTATCGAAAACATCTCTAAATGCCTGATACACGGTATATAATATACCAGCCAAACCAAACAGTAAGTTCTCTATACCTCTTACTATGGTATCAAGTCTGCTGAAGTCTATCTGATCGACTATAACTGCGGCATACTCTGTTAATCGTTTAAAAAATCTATCAAATCTTTCTGAAGTAGGAACTAATGCTTCTCTAAGTTCCTTTACAGCTGCTTTTACTTTCTGTAAAAAAGGAACCATATGTTTTACATAAGGATCCGTGAATAGCTGACCAACTCGTGATAACTGCGCTTTGATGTTAGATGTAACACCAGAAAACGTATCATCTGCCTTTTGAGCTGCGTCACCATAAGCTTTTGAAATAACTTCTGCAAATGTTTCAAAACTGATCTGACCTTTTTGAACCATATCACCAATTGCAGCTTCTGTAGTACCAAGATTATCTGCCAAAACAGCTGCCACATTAAAACCAGCAGCTGAAAATTGTCTCAACTGCATAGTCATCAGTTTTCCGTTAGATGCTACAGTAGAAAAGATACGTCCAATATCATCGAACGATCTACCTGTCATGGCTGCTGCACCAGCAATACCCTTAAGATAGCTTTCCATTGTCTCAGCATCGTTTATACCAGATGCTACCAGCTGAGAAACTACAGACATTGCTGAATCGTAACCATAGGCAGTACCTTGCACAGCATTAGATGCTGCATCGGACATTTTCTTTACATAAGCGTCGAGCTCTTTAGCACCTTCTTCAACTTTCAGAATGTTCTGAGCCAGAGCTTTAAGTTTAAATTCTGCCTGTTCGATCTTTAAAGTTCTAGCCATACCACCAGACTTTATTTGTCCAAGTGACATATTCCAAATATTCTTGCCAAAGTTTAAGAAACTTCTAGTAAGTTCAGATATAACAGTCATACCAGCAACTTGCAAAGCTGAGAAACTAACCTGAACCCTCTCAGTTTCTTTAGATATATTAGATAAATCTATCTTGTTAGCTGCCTTAGTGATACCTTCAAGCCCTTTGGCACCATCGAAATCGAGGGCCATTTTGAGCTTGTCTATAGTTTTCAAAGAAGTCTGAACATTACGCTCAAACTGCTTATTATCGAATTGCATCTCGACAACTCTTTTATCAATTTCTACAGACATAACGCCCTCCTTTTACTGCCATTTTGATGTTTTAATATGTATCTGTTATTTCAAGCCATGCATCTTGTGCCAACTTATCAAAAATTGGTTTTAAAGCTGGATTGATGTAGTCTATACCTTCAACCCATCCGCCATTTCTTGTAGCATGACCATATTGTAATAGTATTGCCACATTAGCCCAATCACTAACCACATTTGAATTAGTGAAAGTTAATGTTATTAAACCTTTTTCCTTATCTTCTTCTATTACATAATTCCAAGACAAAGCTGTTACACCAGTATCAACTGGAGTGGCTTCCATAAGAGCTAACACACCCTCATGACCATATTTATTAAGAAGATTCATGTAATCTTTTTTGAGTATATGGTTTAAAAACTTCATAGTTTTAGAAAAGTTACCAACATGCTTAAAATATGTTTTTCCCATATTATCTTCTCTTTCTGTGTCCTTGTAATCTGTCTTTATCAAAATCCTCATTTATTCTTATTTCACGAGTAGTCTGTGCTTTAGGACTAAAATTATCAAGAAATGCATTAACTGTTTCTTTAGCTGAATCTATTTTCTTCCTTCCAGATCGAACATTACCATTGCCTAAGTATCCAGCAAGCATGGTATTTACTACGTAATTTCCAACATCATTTTTAGTTTGATCATCAAGACTATCGTAATATTTCAAAGCATCAACATACTTTCCATCATTGATCATTTGTTCTATATCAGTTCCAACAGTATCAGCATTTTCAGCTCTACTCATAATATCTGAATAAGCTTTTTCCCAATCAAATTTTCCAGAACCACTATCAGAATCATCTGTATTATTTGATGATTGTCCATTTCCTTTTTTAACAGGTTCTTTTACTTTAGCATAGATATGATGTTTCCATTTCATACCTTTAACACCATAATGTATAAGGTAATCTGAATATTCTCTGAAATCGTTCATATCATCACCCCTTACTGTGCATCTTAGCACGTCTTGCCTTGTTTAATGCTGCATTCTGAGCAAGGATATCCTTCTTACTCATCTTTTCCGGGTTATTTTTAGCGTTGCAAACCCGAATCAACGTTGTCAATCTATTCAAATGCCATTTTTGAAACTCTATAGGGATCTGTAATTGGATCATTTCCCAATAGATAACTTCAGAAGTCAATACTTCTTTTTTAGGTTTCAAACCTTTTTTTGGCTTTTGTTCTTTTTCATTAAACCATGTTGCTGTCATGGGATCATTTATATATTTCATGATCTTATCAATATCTTCCCTCGTTAAACCAAGATATATAATAGGATCTGGATTTTGAGGTGATATGGTCATACACTCGAAATAATACAAAATTTTATCCATTGTGTCTAAAGCGCCATCAACTAAAAACGGTTTCTTATACTTAGCTTCCCATTTAGAAACCGAGAGGAGAGAATGCTCCATGACAAGTTTCGTCTCTTTGACGGTGATGATACGATTGGTTTCCTCATCCAAAAACTCTTTCGCCGGTATATTAATTGTCAACGACATTCTCTTACCCTCCCAATTCCACACAAGTCGTGTTATTTAGTTTTTAGTATCGTCACCCTGAGAAGACTTCCCAGGAATAACTTCAAAGCCAACCAGTTTATTCAGAGCATCCGGATCGGCATTCTTAACAGATTCTGCAAGATCTTTAGGAATAACCCCATTGATGAAGTCACTCATCGCTTTATCTCCTCCATCAATAAACTCCATAAACAGTACATCATATGCCGGATGGTTCTTGAATCTTTCACGAACTTCATCATTCTTAATGAATTCTTCACCATCGGCAGACTTCTCGCCGTAGCAAGACAAAACAAATTCCTCAAAATATTCGAAGATTTCTTTGTTATTGCCGGATTCTACCATCTTTTTGATCTTGTTCTCCAGACCACCGTCCTCATACAGATGCATCTTTGCAATTTCAGACCGGGTCAGATGAAAGTAAAAGTTCTTTGTCTTTTTTACTCCGTTGTAATCTTCATATGTAATTGCTTTTGTTAACATGGTGGTTTATCCTCCTTATTTTGTTTAAAAGGGGTGAGCCACTAGACCCACCCCACTGCCATTTTGATGTTTTAGATCTTACGATCAGCCACCGACAATACCCTTAAGAATGCTGAATACTTCATCCGGCAGCGGCAGACGTGCACTGGTGCCAGACGCACTTACAGTGTAATACGTCTTACCGGACTGCGGAGACTCATCCGTAGTCTTAACGTATGTAGCACCTACTTTTTCGTAGTAATCTACACCCGTTTCAAATGTAGATCCGCTGAACTCTGCATAGGTATCATCAGTACCATACAGAACATTTTCCAGTGCAGTCAGCTTTGCCTTCTTCTCTGTAGTAGAGAATGCTGTAGAATCGATGGTGATCAAGCAGCTGTTCTTGTAGCCAGTGATAGCAACCGGAACACCGGTCATTTCCCAGCTGAACTCGATAGCTTCCGGGCTATCGTTAACGGTGCTGAATCCTCTCTCGGACGGAGAAGCAGTCAGACCGTATACCAGATGCAGCTTGTAGCCGTGATCGTTAGATTCTGTGTCATTACCAATGATCGTACGATAACTCATACCAAAGGTCTTACGAGCCTGCTGGTAGATACGTACGCCCGGCAGATCTTCCGCAAATGCGGAGCCGTCCAGCATTGCAAATTCATCCGGATAAGTATAAGCGGTAACGGTCATACCATACTCTTCTGCTGCACGCAGAGACAGATACTTGATGTTATCCGCATACAGAGCGGTCTCGTCTGCTCCGGACGGAGATTCAGTGATACCGGTGATACCATTCCAAGCTACACCACTGTCGTAAGCTTTAGACTCTGCATTGTACGGATACACGACGGCATGGTCGTTACCAGTTTCGTACAGGTGTTCAGAAGTCTGATCCCAAACTAATGCACTCATTTGTTTTTCCTCCTAAAATGTCGTTGTGAAGACGTCATGATGTAATCCGTCTGCTACATAATGCCTATCGTGAGTAAACACTAGGTTTTCCTCATTATACAATATCTTATCAGCCAAATCACTATCAACGTCATAGTAAATAGCTACTATTTCATATCTTTGTCTCCCGAGATAGACCTTGTTATCTGCATGTCTAGTGTCGATTCTCGATCTACTATACCTGATACAAGGATACGTCATCTTTTTGGATGCTGGCGGTTCAAAATATAAATGATCTGAACCAAGAATTCGCCTTAATCGTGCATCCAGCTCAAGCCTGCGGTCCAGTCTCGCCATTATACACCCCTCCTATCTCAAGAATTAATCGCGGTGGTTCAACTGTTACGGTATTTACCGTCCATTTAGTTCCCATCCACGTGACGTACTTAATACTTTGAAAGTTTTCAAAGGCAAAAGCATCTGCCAGAATCTCTATCTCATTAGAGATAACAACATCGTCGTTCACCTTTTCTGCAGACTGAAGACGCCGGGAAACGCGATTCACGTCGCCACGGTACTTTCTCTCCACGATCGTTTGCTGCCATACACTAGGACGCACCTCAGACAGCGTCTCGTACCCAACCATACCGGCGAATTTCATTGCTTTTACCTCCTACTTACTTCCATTTTGATGTGTATCACACCATGTTCATCGTTTCCATCAGCCTCTGACGTACCTGCTCATTCGGTGCGTTGTTCATCAGCTCCTGGAGATCTGCACGGAAGTCTCCGGCACTCGTGTACCGGCCCATGCTATCTCTCCTAGCACCAGCACCACGTCCTCTAGCGTAGGATCCGTAAGAACCATCATTTGCGTACGAGCCAGCCATTCTGAAATGAGGCATAGATCTATAAGATCCACCGCCCATGGCTTCGCTGTACTGCTCTTCTTCGCACGCTTCGATAATCTTGCATACGTTCTTTCCCGCATGTGCCAACTTGTCGATGACGTCAAGGGTCTGGAGGTCGAGCGTCTGATTGTCGGCATACCTCTCCAGTTCCTTAACCAATGTTTCCTTAAGTTCATAAAGTTTATGCATCTTGCTCACCTCCTTATGCAATTCTATTGATTTCAAAGCTACCGTCAACGATGTTAGAAGACGGAGTCGGAGTTACCGTAGGATTGTTGACAATACCGTTGATGTAATCCAAAGATACTGTAAAGCAACATCCAATTGGTACATCGATTGTAGCAACTGATTCTACGGCTCCATATGTATCTACCGCTGCAGGTGTGAAGATACTCCTACTTCCCTGCCAAACTTCGCCATTAACAAGAATCCCAGTAGCGATCGGAGTGACAACTCCTCCTTCCGGAATTGCGATGTTACCAGTGAAGTTCAGTTTATACCTAGCAAACCTTGCACACGGACTTGTGGATCGACCACGCAGAATAAAAATTCCAGTCCCACTCTGATGAAAGATGTTACCATTCGGACAAGGAATAGAATCCAAGAAAGGGGTCGGATTGTTCAAAAGAACATTTTCGATCTGATCTCTGGTTAAATAAACTGCCATAGTCTTACCTCCTTACATTCCGCAAGCGCAACCGCAACTGGTATACTGCTGGCAGCAATTCGGATTCTGCACGATGTACGCCGGTCTCGGAGTCGGCAGAACATACTGCTCAACTTCGTTAGCCAGTGCTCTCTGACCTGCCTGAATAGCTGCTGTCTGAACATCCTGGGATGCCTGCCCACGAGCATACATAAGCTCCGATCTGAGCTGCGCGATGAGATCGTTCTTCTGTTCGATCTTGTCCTGGCAAAGCTGATCCTTGATTGCCTGAGTGTTTGCATTCTGGTTCTGAATGATGTTGTTTGCTGCCTGCGCGATAGCTGTATTCAGGTTTGCCGTAGCCAGTCTGTTTTCACAGCAACAATTTCCGAACTGTGTGGACAGATCGAACATCTGCTGCATGTTGGCCATCTGACGAGCATTTGCGCCGGACTCTACAGCCGCGAAGCTGTTGCACAGCTGATTGCTGATGCCGTTCACGGAGCTCTGAATGCTGCTAAGCTGCGATGCGAGCTGAGCATTCTGGAATCCGGCATTGGTAGCATCGAGCTGATTGATCCAAGGATACAAATTGTTTCCTCCGCCATTTCCGCCGAAACCGTTGTTGTTCCAGCCAAGCAGAAGTAACAAGACGATCCATCCCCAGTCGCCGTTGTTGCCACCGAACATTCCGCCTCCGCCGTTACCATACATAGGTCCGACAGGCATCACCATGTTGTTAGCATCTGTTACCATTTTGTTACCTCCTTGTAGGTTAGATTTATGATAAGTGCGTTATTGCACTACCATTTTGATGTTACTTTCTAGCTCTTTTCTTTGCAAGTAGCTTTTCAAGTTCTTCTTCCGTGTATTCCTCTGGATTCTTGTTCTTTGTATCAAATCCAGCATCACGTAAAGCTTGCTTCTTAGCTATTTCATTAGCTATGTCATCTCTTTGTTTAAAATCAAAATACTTTTCTGTAGATAATCCCATTGCTCCTCTTACACCTCTGCCAACAGGAGAATTTACGAAGTTTAAGATTGAATTAAGAGTATCACCATAAGATAATATTTTGTCAGCTTTTATCTTACCTTTCTCGATCTTACTGTTATTAAGATCAGAAATTTTATTAGACCATTCGATTCGCTTTATAGCTGATTGAATTTCATCGTCAGTAAAAAGATCAAGATTCTTTCTTAATCTATCAGGGTCTTTAGCAATAGCTGCTTTTCTTCTCTCAAAGTTTTCTCGTCTTTTACGATCCTTGTTAACTTCTTTCATATGAACTTTAGCAGCTTTCTTTTCGCGTTGATTGTCTTTGATAATCTGACGTCTCTTTCCTTCTGGTGTAAGAGTTCCATCAGGATTCTGATACCGCCTTATACCCCACTTCATACCCATAATACCATAGTGGTATAATTCGTCAATAGGCGGTTTATTAACTAAATCGAAGTGTACGATTTCTTCGATCGGGGGTTTATTTACTAGTGCTAATCTTTCCTCAAGATCCATACGGTTTCACCGCCCTTTCTTGTTGTTTTAAAATCCAAATCTTTTCATAATACTATCACATATACTTTTACCTTTTTTCTTAACTTCAGTATCTATATTATTAATTTTTGTAGCAACTTTATCAAGCGCACTTTCAACTCTTCCGACTATAGATTTCTTATACTGTTCTCTATTCCACGCGATATCCCTATTCATATTACTAACATCTGCTTTAGCAGAAGCATCTCTGTTCATACGATAGGTTGTTATATCACTCGGATTCTGCTTTCTGTATTCAGCATATGATCCTCCATGGTGTCCATTATACCAATCTCTGTCAGATCCAGACTGAATATCTCTTATAGCATTTGCTCGTTCTCTTTCTGATCCTTCTACTGCTCTCTTATAATTACTTCCAGTCACATTGTTTTTCCACCATTCTTCAATACCTGGTAAATGTTTTCCCCAATGCATTCCTTTACGTCCATAATGCATCAGATAATCAGAATACTCTCTAAAATCGTTCAGATCCATACGGTTTCACCGCCCTTTCTTGTTTTTAGTCGTTCATTCTTATATGTCCTACTTTTTGTTTGTTTATGTCATAATCTATTGACGGTAGAAATAGATCATCTACACCGTCATCTATATCAATAGTTACCTGATCTGGTTTATAGTATCTAACTTGCATAAAACCTCTATTTCCTATATTATTGGCCATTTTTGTAAAATATTCAGTATCTTCTGGACCTAAACTGTATTCCTTTATTTTACTAAGTATTTGTTCTTTAGCTTGTCTTTTTATTTCTATTTCATGCTGACTATAATATTTTTCAAAATTATCAAATGTATTTTTAACATCTTTTGAATTATCACCTATTTCTTCAAGATCTGTATCAAAATCTATACAAAAATCTATTTTCTTATTTTTTCCATTAGAATCTTTAACAGTCGATGTTTTTACAGAAACATTTGGATCCCAGTTGGCTTTCTTAAAACCATTTTCTTTTTCAAAATTAACATAGTTAGTAATTTGTCTTCCAGCTTTTTCTACAGGAGTTTCATTGCCGTATTTTTCAGCTTTTTGCCTTTGCTTCTCAGCAAATTCTGAATATTTTTGTATTTCTTTATCACTAGGACCTTTTTTAAGGGTTCCTTCTTTATATCCTTCCTGCATATCTTTTAAATCTTTTACATAACCTTCTGCTAAATTCGCACGAGCATTTAAATGATTATATCTCTTCTTACCAGCCGTAGTAAGAGTTCCATCAGGATTCTGATACCTACGAACACCCCATTTCATTCCAAGGATTCCAAAATGACAAATATAATCTTCTGCATAAGGAAGTCCATGCTGAAGATAGTCATTATACTGCTTTTGAAATTCTCTAAAATCGTTCATATGTAGTCCTTTCTATAGAAAGGAGGGGCCAGAAGACCCCCCCAACTACCATTTTGATGTTGTTTCTATCAGCTACGAGCGATCTCGATAACAATAGCAGACTTCGGACGAACCAGAGCACCGGAGATACGTGTCTCCATCAGGTACTTCTGCTGGTTGTAGTCGATATCGAACTGCTCGAAGGTGTTGATCTCGCCACCACGATCAGTACCTACATTGTAGTCCGTCGGGTTGAAGATGATCGCTGCCAGGTCATATACAGTTGTTGTACTCTCGACAGTTTCAGATCTGCTGACACCTTCAAGGATCTCAACTTCCTCGACTTCCTTCACACGGCACTTGGTAGCCAGCTCATTCTCGGTCTTATACAGAGAGTAGCCGTTGCCGTCCTCCAGGAGAAGCATATCAGTCTTGATATCTGCTGTGGTATACATGGTCGGATTACCGGATCCCTTGTAATCCTTACGAGCTTTGATCACATTTTTGATGATTCTCTTCGCACGAGCATCTTCAGTCTCGCCATTAATGTGCGGAAGCTTCACACGGATAGTGAACAGCTCAGAATCATTGTATACCGGCTTGATGTGATCTTCAGAGATCTTGTCCTCGTATGCTGCAGAACGGCCGTCGCCAACCAGGATAGCGCGAGCGATTTCCTCGTTCAACATGCCTCTCATTTCCTGCTTAACCCATGCTACAACGTCAAAGTCAGTGATGTCCACAATATCGTCGCGATCGAACTTCTGTTTCTTGTAGACGGTCTGCGGATCGATCTTTCTCTTCAGCAGGGTGAATACTTCCTCATACTTCAGGTTACCCTTGATGTAACCCTTTGCACGGGCTTCATCTGCTGTGATGTCTGCGAACATGGTCTTTACACGAGAGAACGGGGTGTGGTGTACTGCAGCCAGAAGCTTGTTCGCCCATCCCTGATCTCTCATGATGAACTCCGGAGCACCACTCGTGAAGTTCTTTACATCCGGGAACAGCCAGTTGATGTTGGCGATACCATAAGTCTGAGTGGTACCGTCCTCATTCTCCGGGTAGTTAGCCGGTGTAATAGCATGAGCCAAAGCTCCATTCGGATCTTCCATATGATGCTTGATGGACTCAGACAGAGAACCATATCTCTTGATGTCTGCCAGAACCTGCTTACGATCTGCCATAGAGATCACCGGTCCGTCTGCAACTGCATATTCGCTGTCAAATACGTTGTGTTTCATATCTTCTTCCTCCTCTTTGGAATCTTTGCCTTCGGATGCTTCTGCAACCATAGCATACAACAATGTTTTCTGATCTTCATTCATGGAATCGAAGACTTCTTTAGCTGTAGGATCTTTCTTATCAGCCATTTTCTTTTCCTCCTCTTTTTCGCCTTCATCGGCGTGAGCAAGTTCCTGCTCTCCTTCATTCTGAGTATCATTAACTTCGTCTTCAGCCTCAATTGTACCTTCGACATTGTGGTAAATATAAGCCTCAGTGATCTCGTCATCATCAAAGTCATACTCCATACCCATAGAATGAGCGATAGACGCGGTATCGATCAGCGCGCCAGGATTAGCACCCGCCAACACAAGACTTACTTCACGAATTGTACCATGGCTTACATTTTTTCCTCCCTGCAAATCATTTGCATAGATGGATAACGCTGCCAAATCCTCATTCTGCAAAGCAAATCTCGCATGCTGTGCTTTAGGCGAATTGTTCAGTTTGCAATGAGCAATAACCTGGTTACCAACTTCCTCAAGAACTGCATGACCAAGAACATTTTCTACATTCTTATGACCATGGTTCCATACTAATGGTACTTTTTTCCCATTGCAGCCCTTAAAGGCTCCCGGCAACAGAGTACGCCCATCGGCACACTTAATTCCATACTGGGTAGCTACACCCTTGAAATCATATCCGTCTGCCATTTTGATGTTTCTCCTTTCATTAGTTTAATCTTAAATCACTAATCCTAAGTTCTCTATTTTCGGGAGCCTCGGATTGTTCTTCACCAGTGTCAGTCATTACCGGATCCATTAATTGCTGGTCTGTTGCGTTAAGGTTAGGATTGCGAAGTTCGTTTGCTCTGTCGTCAGCTACTGGCTTGTATCCTATAATAGATCTGACTTCATTAGCAGACAGGACTTCTGCTCTTGTAAACTTGTCTGCAATATCTGCAATATTAGCAACCGGAATCAACTTGAATGGATTCTGGATGAAGATTATTGATTGTTTCTGAGTAACAGCAGTAGGTGATAAGAACTTTCTAGTCATCTCATCAGTTATAGCTGATAAAGTTGGTTCGATGATGTTGTTACGATAGTTCAGCATCATCTGTTCATCAGCAGTACCTTTAAGTACCTCTTCACAAATCCCTAATTGAGAATAAAACATTGTAGTTAAATACTCAATTTGTGTAAGGAGATTATTTTCGAGAGGTCTGTTTAACTGTATGATCTTTTCAGTACCATCAGCATACGCTACACCATACTTTGAATTATTAAGCTGATCCTCCATGTCCTTACGACGAGCTTCAGCCTGTTGCTTACGCAACGGGGACTTAACTACATATGGAAGCTGAATAATCAAATCCAACTTACCAGCACTTAGTTGCTCATCAACTGAATCAAGCAAATTCAGCTTATTAATCAAACGTCTACCTATAGAATTAGGTTCATTCATTACCGTATAAAACGGATTTTCTATGATAGCTACATTCTTTTTAGGTAACGTTATCTCTCTTTTTTGTCCTAGACGGTCGTCATATAACTCGACACGAACATCTCTAGGATACCATTGTTTAATCTTTGCAGTACGCATCTCAAAGATTTCAAACGTATCATTAACAATAATATCTTTGGATGCAACAGTCGGAACAACTGCTATAACTCCTTCATCAAACATAGATAAAACAATATCCTGAATGAGAGCTCTACCTGTTTGGTCAATATTGGCTGAAAGGTTTAAGCAATCATTAAGATCTGAATCTATCGTTTCTTGAAAGAATCCATCAGTGTTCTTTTTAGCGTGTTCAATAGTAACAGCCGCTGCATCTATGGCTATTCTATTGTATACTGCATTAACAATGGATTTCTCACCACCAAAGCGAATGTTAACCTTGTCCGGACGCCTGGAATAACTTGGTCCATAATTAGCACGATACGTGGGTTCTCTCCCTCGAAAGACATCCCATGCTTTTCTAGCACGATCTACTATCGATGACATGTCCTGTCCTCCTTAATTATTTACCAATTTTTGGATAATACTTATATACTATGTTCATAGGTGCTCCATTATTCACACCATATGTCTTTATTAAATTAACTATTTCATCATAGTCTCGTTTAGAAACCATATTCCAAAAAGATTCATAATCTTTTTCAGGAAAGAATATTTTGAACCATTTTCTTACAGCTGATTCGTTCTTAACAGTTTGCTTCTTTTTCATACCACTTTCGGTCATTAAATCATGTCCATCTCTATCTCCAGCATGCATCAGATAATCATTATACTCTTCAGAAAATTCTCTGAAGTCATTACTGTGTGATAATCTTTTACCAGTAATTGGTCTAGGAACACTATCAGCCATACGGTAAGTAGGCTGAGGCTTCGTGAGCTCATTGATGATCGCCTGAAAAAGCATAGAACTTGGAGATCCAGGAATTATACGATTAAAGTCCTGAGCGGCCTCTCTAGCCTGCTCCAAATTTCCATTCTGTGCCTGCTGAATCACAATTCTAGACAACTGATCAATTTTCGGATGCTTTTCTGGAGGAGACTGTTTCTTATACTTTTTTAAAAGCTCTGTCAATCTTCCAATGTTTACACCGTTATTTGTTCCGGCATGCATCAGATAGTTATTGTAAGCTTCTGAAAACTCTCTAAAATCCATTATTACTACCTCCTTAATCAAATGAATCTCTGTATACTTTGTAAGCTACCCAAGCGTCAAGCATTGCTGCTACGTTATCGATCTTCTCCTCGTAACGTTTCTTAAGTAGCTTTCTATTTCCATTTGTATCCTCTAGTGTGACTGCATTACCCATGGCAAATTGCATAAGAAGCTGATCAAATATCAATTTCCTGTCTGATGCAAGATCTTTCAATTCTCCAAGAGGTACAGATTCTGTCTTAACACCCTGAGGAACTTTCTCTATTCCATATTCACCATTTTCTAGAGCCCATCTTTGAACAAATTCTTTTGCATTATAAGGATCGTATCCAAAACAAATAACAGTATACTCGTTATCTTCAATATACTTATCGAGATCGTCATATACATCCATCATGTTAAGAACACTCCCTTCTAACACAACAAGACTTCCTTCATTCATAAAATCCTCATACTTTTCTCTTGCAGCACGAGGAAGATTATATAAGGTTCTAGAGGTTATATAACTTCGTGTCTTTATACCAAAATCATCTCCACCTAATGGAAACAAAAATGTAAAAGCACAGAAGTCATCACCTTGTGACATATCTGCTCCTAAAGCGCATTCCATCTGCCAGAAATCATGATGTCTATGAGGCTTTGTTTCTTCATAAGTAAAGAAATACGTATAACCTTCCATAGGAATACCAAATCTCTTAGCCAATATGTCATTTCTAGTTGATGGTGCGTTCTCTGCTCTTTCTACGTCAAGTTCGTATGCCTCATAGCTAACAGTCAATCCAAGATTAGGATTGGCTTTAAGCCACATTTCTCTATCAGCAACCTCTTTAACATCGTCGAGTCTATAATACCATATAGATATATGGGGAGCTTTATATTTACCTTTTAAAATGTCCATAAGTTCCATCTTAATAGTATCACCAGCTCCATTTCGAACTGTTCCTTCGGAAGAAGCAGCAACTATAAGATAGTCTGGTAATTTTGAAGAGCCTTGCTCTATAGCACCTATAACATCTTCTCTTATATCGCCTGACAACCACTCGTCAACAGTAGCGACTTTGGTTCTTAAAGACTGCAACTTGTCAATTGTCATTGGTAATATACGAAGAATAGAATTAGTTAAGGTATTTTCTATGCCTTTTTTAGAAGGGAAAAGTTTTTTACGAAGATCTCGATTTCCTGTGGTATTCTGAAGTGATCCTTCAGTCATGAATTTAAATACAGGACCTCTAGCTCTAGCTATAGCAGTTCTAAGAGGTCCCAAAACTTCTTCTGATTGTCTCATTGTTGGAGATGTGGTGATCTGATCTGTTGTATCAGGATCTACAACTAAATGATAAGCATGTATAGACTCTAGGTACATTGTCTTAGCAGCACCACGAGCTATAATAAGATATTGTTTTCTTGTCAAACGCTGTTTTACACGTTTTGTCATATATCTACCTGGCTGACCTTTTTTGCCAGGTACAAAAACTGTACGATCCACGTAATAATACCAACCATACAGTTCTTCTGCCCATAACTTAAAGCTATCCAGCAACTCTAATGGAGAACCATCAGTTAAAGTAAGTTCTGAATTACAAAAATCGACATAACCTTCTACTGCTTTGTCATCATACCAGTAATGTGGATCGTCTATTAAATCGTCGATACGTTGCATTTCCATGGCTATATACTCATTTATAGGTATTTCGCCATTTAATACTCTTTCTCTAAATTCTCCATAGTATTTTGGAGTTGCTGTATTTGATAACATGTCTCACTCCTTTTATTTCAACTACCATTTTGATGTCTTTAGTCATTACGATATTATCGCGTTATTAACCCAGAGGTCCTCTCATCATCTGCTGAATCAGATTAGCTTTTTGACAAGCTTCATTATACTGCTGTTGACTGATTCTACCAGAGTTCATCAGATTCTGAATAACATCGTCGGGGTTTACGCCAGAAGTTTTGATCTTGTTGAGATCCTCCTGGAATTTGTTCATGTTGAATCCGTTTAAAAACTGATTCTGCTGTTGCCCCGTCATACCATACATTGTACTAGCCATTGATCACACCATCCTTTCTCAAGTTCCCGATAATTGAATTGAGTCTGTTGATCTGACGCTGGAACTTATCATCCAGTTTGTCAATCGCTTCCTGAAAGTCAGGTTGCGGCTGCTGTTGTGTCTGCATAGGCTGAGTAGTTCCTCGCTCAGTGTAATCGAATATACGGAGAGTTATGTTACCCGCCTGATCAGATGTCTTCATATAAAAGATGTCCGCAGTATCATCCCAAAGCCGCAATGTTGATCCGGGCTGTATAGGATAGGACTGTGCTGCCTGCTCTCCATGAATATATACATCGTTCTGCTGCGGCGCCTGTATAGGCTGCTGCTGAAACGGCTGAAACGTAGGAGCCATAGGCGGGTACTGGTATGAACCAGGGTTGTAATAAGGATTGATTGGTGGCATTTTTGTTCCTCCTTTACATAAATGGTGGTCTTTGTTTTGTTTCTATTTCTTTTTTACCTATCACTTTGTAGTGATAGTAATACATCTGCCAGTTGTCTCCGAACACAGAGTCCAGATCGGCGTATGTTTTGCGGTATTTACGAACATCAAAGACATTCGGATCGAGTACGTCCGAAATATCTACGCCTTCTACTGTAGCTAAAGGCCACGGTTCGTTTTTGTGTTCTTCTTTAGTTGTTACCACAGACCAATTGGGCCTGCCATAGCCGGCGATGCTGCTGTTGTTTAAGGAATATGAGTAACTTCGAACCCTGTTTAAAGAGTTTCCCTCAATTGTGTATACTGTTGTGTAATCGACACTAGCCACAATACCAGTGTGGTTAATACGTTCAGAATTCTTGAAAAATATCTGATCTCCGACCTTTGGAGATTTGAAGAATCTTCCTGCATTCTTATAGAAGTTTGCAGATGTTGGTGTATATGCTGACCATCCTCCTAACATTTTCTTAGCGTTGTCTTTGCCGAATGTCTGGATAAAGCACCAGTCGACAAACATATCACACCATGCTGCTCCTTGCGCGTATGGAGATCCAATAAGATTAACCAGATCTCTTGCATACTTGGTAAAGTTGCCTTTTCCAGCATTGGCGGTCTTGTCATCGAGGTTTTTGTTCGATGCTTTTTCCATATAGCCGATCTCAGCAGAAGCTGTCGAGATCAGTTTCTTTATAACCTGGTCTTCTGTCATCTTTTCTCCTCTCTAAACCATACATAGATAGGTTTCTCATTTGAAGAGTCCCAGGAATCGTAAATATCACCGTTGACGACAGTACAACAATGACCTCCGAAACCTAAGACATATGTTCCTCTAGGATTGTCTTCTGCAAAATCTGCAGCCGAGTAATCTATTGGAGCGGTGTCCGGGACGATGACTCTACGAAAGCCATTAGCTCTGAGTACAGCGCCCCAAACCCAGTCCTTGTGTGGTAAATCGCACATGTTCTTTGAAAATTCACTTAGAATGTCGTGAGCATCATCCCACGAAATATTCAGAGCTTTAGAGATAGCCCTAACCGTGCAGTCACCAGTGGACAGACCGCAAGGATTTGGGTTGTATGGTACGTACATGGTTAGGACCTCCTTTGTTAGTTATACTTCTGTTCCTTTATCCATTTCACTAAGAAACGATTTGAAATGCCGCTCACAAGTCGGACACAAATGCAATTGCTCCATCTTGTTTTCGGTATTTCTGAAAATCATAAATTCAGGCTTTAAATCGTTCGGATCAGGCATGATGAACGGTGTTGCCGATAATGGCACTTCCATCGCTGAGTGACATCTGTCACATTCACATCTTAACATTTTGGTGGCCTCCTTTTATGTTAGGTTGTTTTGGTGTAACGGACTTTAATCGCATCTATTGAAATATTACCAGCTGCATTGTTTTTTATTTGCAATTTATTATTTATTATTTTAACGAGCAAACCACCAACGGTAGCAAACATATATGGATCTACATTATTATCCACTATCATATAGCAAGTAGATTCTACTATTCTATTTGCATTGGACATTGCGTTTAATTCTTGTGACCATTCTAAAGAAGCTATCGTTACAGTAGAATCAAAAGTTATATACTTCTCATACACCGGTTTCCCATCAATCCACTGGCCTACGATCTTCTCACCGGAGGCTACTGGGATGTCGGTGGTTTTGGTGTATTGGAGGGTTATATATGTTGTGTTACCGCCTAATGTTGTGTGACTATTATTTCTTAATATTAATACTTTGTCAGGACTAACAAATACATTACCAGTAATATTAATTCCACTTCCAGTATATGCTGATATTAATGGTGAATCAACACCTATTATTATAGCATTTAAATATGTAACTACATCAATATTATACGACGATATAGATATCCTAGTATCTGAATTAAAATTAGGAAATTCGCTTGTAAACACTTTCTGATACAGAGGTTTGCCGTCGATCCACATACCGATTACCTTTTCATCAGTGGAGAAGTTCATAGCTTCCGGAGACGTATTAGAATAGTCGAACGACGGCATAGGAACCGTTGCCCACGTACCATCGCCTTTAAGAAACTTGGAAATATCTCCTGTAGTAGGAGCGGGAACAAGACCATGTGCTCCTGCTTCCTGCGATGTTGCACCTGTGAAGTCTGAATAGCTTGTCCCGGGCTGAGTATTGGTCTGAACCCACTTATACGTACCACCATCATTCACGCACTCATAGAAATATCCGTTAGTGTACTGAAGATTGGTAGTGCCAGTATACTGATAGATCGCGCCTACTAAGCTAGAAGATGCTGCCGGAAGTTCGTCATACTGGATGGTTTGACCGCTTTCTCCGCCTTCTTTCACCCAAGAACTCTCCTGAGTTACATCGAGATTCACCAGTCGATAGGTATCACCTGTAGCAGTGACTGTGGTCTTCATACCGATGTACTTATACGGCCAGTTGGAAGCGATGTAGAGATCAGCCACAGTAGGTGTGATACTACGGCTATCCAGAGGAGCACCAGCTAAAGGTTCCAGGTTACCTGAAAGGTTTAACATACCTTTTTGTCTTGCCATTGTCTAACACCTCCTTATGACCATTTAACTCTAATGCTTCTAGCACCGGTATCAGTGCCCATGTTGAACGTGTAACGCTTGTAGTTTACGCTATTACCAGCTGCGTCATTATGGGTAGTGTCTTTTACCGTAAACTGAGAAGAAGCATCTTCCCAAGCGCCGGAAAGATCGTTCTTTACCTGTACTGCTGTTACTGTCCAGCTAGCCGGCATGTCGAATACTTCCGGATTTGCTACTGTCTGAGCCGGGAAGTTCATATCACGCTGTTTAGTTGACTTAGCTACCAGGCTCAACTTAGCAACGGTAGCGATGTTTGCGGTATTTGCCCACATAGCATCTACGAAATCATAGGTTACAGTACCACTGGTAACAGATCCTGCTGCCAAAGGTGTGCTGTAATTGCGTCCAGCGCTATCTTTCGGCTGTTCACCTGCAGAGTATGCTGCTACACACTGGAAACTCTTATTTGCTGCGGATACTGTCTCAGTCCAGGTGTTACCTTCCTGCTCAGTACCGCCGTTCAGAGTGTAACCAGTAGCCGGACCAGATCTATATCCGGATGTGCCATAAGCCGGATTGATCGAACCCCTGTTAAAGGTTGCTGTAAGTGTTGCAGAAAGTGTAGCACCTGTTTCCAGAAGCTTACTACCAGATCCTGCAAGAGTAACAGAAGGATTGATAAGCGTCGGATACACAATCGGATCAAGCATGTTATGAAGAAGTTCTTCAATAGATGTGCCTGCCTGATAAGTTGTGCCAACTGTTAAACCACCTACGGCCTTCGTGACTGTTAGGTCTGCCTGGAGTTCTGCTGAGCCGCCGGTATCTTCAATCTCATAGATAGTAGAGCCAATTCTTACTTTTATAAGGTAGTCTGTAGCTTCACCTTCTGGGTTTGCTACTACGGTAGTACCGCCACCACCCCCACCTTCTTCTATAACTTCTTTTAACTCCAGCAAAAGTTCTTCAAGTCTGGACTGTGGAAGTTTATCGTATTCTTCACCATCTATCGTTGCAATAAGGATCTCCTCATTCCTAGACTGAGGATTATTGTGATCTACTGCCATTTTGATGCCTCCTTAATCTGCAATCGTTATGTTCTGGAATTTCTTATAAGCGTCCAGATACCATTGTGACTTGTCGCCATCGAAAGTTAATTCGTAGTACATACCATCTGTCAAAGTTGTCGAGATCAGATACTTCCAGTTCTGAAGAATTTTGCTCTTCCAAACAGTATAAACCGAAAACTCAGGCATCTTATCTGATTTGTCAAGGTGATCCTCTACGTACTTCCTAACAATCTCCAACGCTTTTTCATCCATGTTAAAATACCTCCTTAATCGTTAGGTTTGTTGAGCGGGAGTTTCTTAACTTCATCAATCACCCTCTTAGCTGATCCGTTTCCGCCCATAAGTTCATATGGTCTGTACAGATAATCCACGAGATTCTCATACTCTTCTGATGTTATGTAGCCTCGATGGATGTAACTTGTTCCAAGATACATGATGCGGTCATGTCCAAGACCGATAAGCATCTGTGTTTTGACATCTTTCTTGTCCATTATCTTCATAACGACGGCCCAGACGCCTGAGGATGCCAGTACAGATACCAAGATAGTTACAAAAGCTTCTAAAATAGTCATTCGTTTGTCCTCACTCTAATGTTGATAGATCCTTTCTTCGCAAGTTCATCTATATACTCAGGAGTGATGCTCTTATCGAATGACAGTCCTGCCAAAGCATAAGCATCATTTGCTTTTGGATTGACAAGCAGTTCGCCTGCTGTAGTAGCTTCAGGCAAACCGGTCGCGATTGACGTCAAGATGGACATAATGCCGGCTACTAAGCTAACTGAGAGAAGCTTGAGCCAGTCTACATCTGATAACGCCATACCAACTGCAAGGAAAGATAGTGCTGTTTGAGCCATTGTTCTGATAGCTCGGATAAGGGCTGCAATAAGCCATTCTTTTCCTCTGTTTTTCATCCTATCACCTCCTTATAATTCTATAAAAACCTGGGCAGACTATGAATGGGGTTTTGTGTTTATCGCTTTTTTGTTCAACAGAAAGGAGAATTTCGTGTCATACGTAATGCTTTGGTTTTGTTTCTGCCTGCCCAGGGTTTTTACACTTCTCCAGGATCGACCTGAACATTAATCCGCCATAAAAGTTCATCTCGCTGTTTCTCTACAGCATCAAATGCGAAGGAAGTACGAGGCGGATCAAATGCGTACTTCACATCCTGGTAAACAAACTCTTTAACGAGGTTGAGTCTCTTGTCAGATCCGATAAAATCTTCCCAAGTAGCTTGATCATCTTCAATCTCAAAGCCTTCGTCAGGACCTACGCCAACCTGGGTTAGTTTTGCAAGGCTTGCATTGATGTGAATGACCAGATCAAGGTCAAACTCAGACTCGTAGGTTGAATCAAGACCTCCAAGCATTCTTTTGATGGACAGCAAAATGCTATCCTGCAATGTTACCGGCATAATCAGCCTCCTTCCGAGTACACCTTGATAAACGACTTCATAACAAAGCCCTGTCTGCCAGGAGCGGTCTCAACTTTTAGCCATCCATCGTGATCTTCCAGGATCTTTACGATAGAATCCTTTGAGATAAGGTACAGAATCTCTCCTTCCGGCTTTTTACGGACACGAAGCTGATCTACACCAGTAACAACACCCTGAAGTACAGCCTGAGCCTGGATATTGACTTCCAGTGTAACTGACTCCTCCTGCTTTGGGGGTAATTCACCGGCTTCCCATTTGCCTTCGTACTGTGACATAAAACTGGTGTCCTGCTTTGGCTCTTCTTCCGGTCTGGGAGCGAACTTCTCAATTCCCTCTTTGCTGAAAGTTTCCTGAATAGATTTTGTTTCTTTAAGTTTCTTGTATTTCTCCATACCTTCCTTAGTATCGAGATCAATTGTTCTGAATCCCATTATTTAGTCCTCCTTTACCATAACTTTGTGTCTCCTGGTTTGCGTTCGACGAAGTTTGTCCTAGGTAAAAGACTCTCATCGCCGTAATGAATAGCTTCGTGTGTCTTGTGACTGCAACAAACAAAATTATCTAGATCAAACAGATCATCTCCGCCTTCTTCTAACTGCTCCATTGTCATAGGATTTATGTGATGGACTATAACCTTATCGAATATCTCACGATCTTCGCATCCAAGGTCACATCCATTGTCTCTGGCTATGACTTTTGCTCGGAAGTCCTTCCATTCTTTTGAATGATAGAAGCTTTGGTTAAATATCCGATCAGCACCATAGGTAATCTTGCCTACTCGTCCATCTAATTTGAGGTAATTGAAGCGTTCTTCAAAGGTTTTGAGCTTGATCATTTCATTATAACTCTTAGTCCCAGTCTTCATCGTCTTCTTCCTCTTCAGAATATCCCTGATAGCGTTTCATTGCTGCTATAGCCTCTCCAAACATTTGCTCCATATGTTGAGTTTCTTCAATAGCTATCTTCTTTGTCTGAAGAAGTTCGGTTTCTTTACGAAGTTTCTCTTGTTCAAGCTGCGCACGTGCCGTTCCCATCTTCAAAAAATGAGCAATGACACTAGGAGATGCTGTTCCTTCATCTAATTGCTGTTGAGCAAGCTTATAGGCAGCATCAATGCATCTTCGTTCTGCAGCTTCTGGAGTTAACGCTGGCGGTCGACTTTGTTTTGTCCGTCTTTCAGCCATACGATCACCTCCTGTTGAAATATCACTGTTACTTTAAGTACTGTTTTGGTGGCATTCATAATACTTATCCTCCTTTTGTGTATAGTTGTTTGAACCTTAGAACCAGACGTAACCGGTTTTGCCACACTTTTTGAGTGCAGAAAGGAGGACATTCTGGGGGCCACCTCCCCAGTTGGCTCCGCCGGGTACGTCCAGTTCTAAAGTTCAAATAGCAATTAGCCCCTCCGGGAAAATATCAAGG